AATTCGGCACTTGTGCAACCGCAATACCACTCGCCACGAGCTTTTAAATCGTGCCAGATTCGCTCTAGCTCCTCCATCGTCACTTGCCTCCATCTACGCGGTTTGTCTTTCATAGCGCCCTCTCTAGTTTGGTGGGCCTACTCACGCGGTAGCCCTTAACGCTCACTGACGCTGATTGCCTCCAGTATTTTGTTGTTGTAATTGTGTTATGTCGTCAACCAATATGCGAGCGATTTGCGATAGCACTTCGGCTGGGCTGCGTTCTTGGTCGGCGTACAGGCGTAACTGTAGAGAGACACAACCCATTTTGTGTTCCAATACTCGGCAACGCTCGCGTAGTAACACAGTCTCGCTTTGTTCCGCCTTCGTATTTAATTCGTCGCGTTCGTCTTGCATGATGTTCCTTTCTTCGTAAGGTTTAGCCCATGAAGGCCAGTTCCCCTTACTTACACCGGGGCAGAGTTGCTCAAGGGCTTGTCGTAGTTTCATGCTGCATCGCCCATAATTGATTCGATGCAGGCGATTAGACCCTTCTGCGTCTTGGTTCCCCAACCAGTTTGTACACGATCCTTGTGCTCGCGGTCACGCTTCAGGGAATCCCAGAGCAATTCGATGATCTGTTTCTGTTGTTGTTCTGTCATGGCATCCTCCTATCATGGGCCTACTAACGCGAGGCCCTGTTAACGCTCACCCTGGAGGATGAGAACGGGGTGAGGTCTAGGCGGCAGCACTTGTACAGCCGGACTTTTCGCGGCCAATCATTGGCGCGTTAGGGCTGTCGAATACCCATACCATGCCGTCTTTGGTGTGACCGCCGATAAGCTGACCTGTCCAATTCAACTTCTCCATCAAGGCAAGCGCAGCACGCTGGTGATTCTCGTCGCTATTGAGTGAATCATCCGCCGACAAGATAACCCTGTTATCGCCATCAAAGGCGCTGTAACGTGACCCTTTGACGTTCGACGGGCCATGGTACTTCGTCGTGATTGCTTTCATATCATCCTCCTCAGTTATTCGACTGTGAGCGCCCCAAGCTCCATCTGCGCTGAGGCGCTGCTCGTCAGGCAGTCGCGGCAATGATGGTAATTTCGTCTTTGGTCGCTGTAGTAGCGCCCAAGTCCTGAATCTTGAGGTAGACTTCTCCGGGTTTGCAGTCGGCCTTTGTAGCCCAAACCACAATCCCTTCCCATGCCGGCCTGACATCGCTGCCGGCGAGCTTCACGTATTCACCCTTGCGCGGAATCCAACGTCTTGGCATTTGTCATCCTCCAATCTCTGAGAGTCTTTCCATAACCGCTCAGCTAGAGCTGGATTCTCACTGCCCATATTCTGTGATGGTTAGCTTGATCCCGATATCGTCAAGTGTCTCCTGCGTGAGAATATCCAAACTCTCACCATTCAGGTCTTTGGCGTATATGCCGTGTTTGTGTACGTCGTCCTTATTGGGGCCGTTAGGACGGAATCCGAAAGCCTCTTGGAACAATTCGTTATCTATCCAGGCTTCCGGGTCTGGAGTATTGCGGGTCTCCCAGCGCACAAACGTGGGTGCCAACTTACCGTTTGGGTAGTCGTCAGGATACTTTGCCTCACGTTCACCAGTCGCACCCATGACGATCTTGACGTGTTCGCGCTTGAAACCATACTCGCGTATGAGTTCATCCATTGTTTCGTCAGCCTCTGGGAAGAACTCATCCTCACAAATCGAGTAGGCATCTTCCCAAGTCTTTGCGCGGCAGATGCCCCTAACTCCCAACGAATCCCGCAGTATGTACAGTTGCCCGAATCCGTCATCATAGACAGGAATCGAATAACCACTAGGATCATAAGCGGCAGAAATCAACTGCTGCTCATCGGTGATAAGCGACTGCATCTGTGTGCTGTGTGCCATTTCTGTCTCCTCCTCTGCTCTTGCTAAGAGCATTAAGCAGCAATGCGCTGCATGGTTTGATCGTCCAACCGGCCATATTCGATGTAGTACACGCAATCCTCGCAGATAGTGAATTGCACTAACTCATCCTGCCGATCCCGCGCATGTAGATACTGCCGAGTGCCACCAAGCGTACAGCCACAGCACTCGCATGGCGACCAAGAAAACCACGGTTCGCCATGACACTCACGCCAATCGTGACCCTCATCGCCAGCTTCACAAGAGTCATAGTCATGGCAACTTGTGCTGAGGAACGACAATCCCTCGTCACTGAGGAACTGGGAAACGTCCGCTTTGTACTGCTCGTATTGCTCTTTCGTCTGAATATCTGGCATAACATCCTCCATTGTGCTCTTGCTAAGAGCAACTAAACTGCCCTTGCTTCCAACTCCCTTAGTAGGTCGCGTGGGTCGAACAGACCACGATACCCAGAGGGGGGAGTTGCCCAAATGTTGAACTTTCCGTCTGGCACAATATCAGTAACGCCAAGCTCTTGGAGCTTGCGAATAACTTGCTGCTTTGTCATTGTCTTGGTCACGTTGCGGCCTCCATCTTGCTTTGTGCTACTGTCACACTGTACACACTGTAGCATTAGCTTGTCAAGCAAAATCGTATCGGCTAGGCAAAATAGTTGGCATGATAATTGCGTAGGCTCACAATTTGCTTGACATGGTAGCAGCGGCAGTGTGCTAGACTGTTTCCCGATGAGTGAGATAGAGACACAGCAGGTAGAGGAGCAATCACCATCAGCTGGTGTGCTGTTAGGATCGGTGACAGCACCACGCTGGGGAGAACGTGCTACACTCATCCGTAAGATAGCAACGCGTTATCCTGAACTCTCTCAAGCAGCTATAGCACGTCGCGTAGGCTGTAGTGAAGGAAACGTCAGCCAGGTTCTTAAGTCGTACCTTAAGGATACCGACTTAGCCTCGATAGACGAGTTCCGTAATGACAAAGCAGCTATTCTGGAGACCTTTCAGCACCGCACATTATCATCTATCACTGACGCAGACATAGCTAATAGTTCCTTCACCTCCAGGATCACAGCCTTTGCCATCATGGAAGATAAGATCAGGCTTATGCGCGGTCAACCTACCTCTATCCATGTTCATGCTTTGGTAGATGTGCTCGATGCCATAGCAGAGAAACGGGAACGTGAAGGTAAGTAGCATGGCCCATCCTACTAATAATGATCTGACCTATGCTGGCGATCCCACTAAGAATTACTTCCGCCCCACCCTAGCCCCCCTTTGGACCGGGGAGGGGTGGTCGTCGTACAGTTTGGCTCACACAATTTTCACCCTAAAAAGGGATAGCTTGACAGTTAGCTTGACAACTGCCGCAGTGACGAGTTGTACCAGTAGTAGCAGTTAGGCACCGTAATGTTGTGACCTTGGAATGAAGCGTAGACGCGCACCTTCGGCTGCTGTCCCTGCATCCGCTCCATCTCCCGCTGACTCTGCCATCGCTGATATCCTCAAAGGTTTCGATCCTAAAAAGCCTGAGACTCTCGCCAACGTTGAGGAGTCTGTAGTATCGAACTACAAGCTCCGTTTCCTCAAGATGAACCGGGTGCAGGAGGACTTCATACGGTGCAAGAACCGGCACGGACGAACGCCCCGTATCAGGCTGTTCGAGGGTGCCAACCAGAGCGGCAAGACTACCCTTGGCATTGCTGAGGACATCGCGCACATGATGGGCTTCCGCCCCTGGCTCAAGAAGGATGATCCCGACTACCGTATCCGTGTCAAGGTTCCCAACAACGGGCTGGTAGGTTGTGAGGTGGCGGGCCAGAACCTCATCCAGCGTATCGAGCCTCAGTTCCGTGAGTTCATCCCCCCGCACTGCGAACCTGAGTGGACGCGCTACTCTGACGGCTCCATTAAATCTGTTACCTTGACATACGATTACATGGGAAACAAATGTGGCTCCACTGCCCACTTCCGCTCCTATGTCCAACCCGCCGAATCTTTCGAGGGAGTCCTGTCAGACTGGCAGCACTGGGATGAGCCACCGCCCCAGCCTATCTGGAACGCAGCCTCACGCGGCAAGATGGCCTCCAACGCCCCCTCCTGGCTGACCATGACTCCTCTCAAGGAGCCATACATCTACGATCTTTTCTCCCTGAACGCCTTCAATAACAATGGCACCGATGATGAAATAGCCATCTTCCGTTGCTCAGTGTGGGAGAACTGTCAGGACTGGTGCCGCGAATGTGACGTAACGATCCCTGAGAACGAGCCTGACAAGCTCGAACCCGGCGAAATCCGTCCCGTGGGTCGTTGCCCCCAATGCCGCAAGGTGATGGGCTTCATGCCCCGCGCCGGTATCGAGAACTACCTCAAGACCATCACTGACGAGGACGAGCGTGAAGCCCGCGAACTAGGCAAGTGGAAGCACCTCAGCGGCTCAGTCTATAAGAAGTTCACCAAGGACACCCACACCTACACTGACTTCACCATCCCCCGTGACTGGATGAGGATTGAAGCTGTTGATCCTGCCGACTCCAAGCCTACCCGATGGCTCTTTGGGGCAGTCTCCCCAGAGGACATTACCATCAACGGACGCGCTGCCAACCGGGTGTACTTCTATACCTACCTCTTGGTAGATGGCACCATTGACTCTATCGTTCGTGCCGTCAAGGTCAAGCGGGCCATGCATGACTACCGGGAGCCTGCAATGGTAATCCTCGATGCCAAGTTTGGTTCCAAGACTGTCAAAACTGTTGATGACGAAACCTCGTGGGATGAGGAACTGGCCAAGGCAGGTATTAAGCACATTGTCCTCAGCCAGAGTGCCCCCGGTGACATAGCCCTCGGCCACAAGCGAGTGAAAGAATATCTTGGTATGCACTACAGCAAGGTTAAGGGTGCTGAGTTTCCCGGCATGATGTTTGCCCGTGAAGGCTGCTCTGGTCAACGTGGCCCCATTCAGGACATGGCTAACTACCGCTGGCAGGAAGGTAAGGACAAGCCAGAGGAGGACTACAAGGACTTCCCTGACTGTGTACGCTACGTGGCATTGGAGCAACCTATCTACCGCTCACCAGAGCTAGATGAGATAATGCAGCATATCCCTCCCCCAAGCTCCTACAACCCACTGTACTATGGCTTGGATATGCCTAGTGCTAGAAGGGAGCTAAGGTGAACCATATACTAATCCATCTGTATATGTCCCTTCCCCTTCTTGTGGGCATTGGGATCATCCCGTTTATCCCACTTATTGCGGCTGGTATAGGTGCAGCTACAACGGGTATTGAGCTTGCTAAGCAGCCGGGTGCCCCTAAAGCTCCCACCCCCATCACCAACGAAACTCAACAGGCTCAGGCATCCACCGCAGCAGCCTTGGCTCAAGCACAAGCTCTACAGCGCCGTAGAGGACTAGCCTCTACTACGTTAACCAGTCCTACAGGAGTAGCTGGCTCTACACAGACCCAAACGGCTACTTTAGGAACCTAGATGCCCTATCCTTCTCTCGCTACCGCCACGCAATACATAAGCTCCCGCGAGTATGCCCCCTCGCCTACAGGCCAGCGTGACGACGATCAGAAGGCCAAGGATGCACAGAAGTACCTCCAAGTCCTGGCAGAGTACCGCCTCCAATGGGAGCCGATGATTGACAACATCATTCAATATGTCAACCACGGCAGGCGCTTTGTGCAAGACCTCAACCTCTGGGATGGCCAGCAGACCGGTCAGATGGTCTATGATGACTCTGCCATGCTCGCCCGCAACAAGCTGGTTGACGGCATGGTTGGCTACCTATGCTCACGCAACCAGCCTTGGTTTGCCTTGGAACTCCCAGGCAAGTTCAACTTCCCCCGCTCCTCTGGCATGAGGAGTTGGTCAGGCAAGCGCGTTGACTCATACCCCCAAGTTCAACGATGGCTGCAAGACTCCCAAACAGTCCTCTACTCTGCCTTCAACCGCTCCAACTTCTACGACACCATCACCGAGTTCATCAGTGATGGAGCCACCTGTGGCACAGCTACCATCCAGATTGAGGAGGACATACCTAACGCCACAACCGTATTCACCGTCCCCCACTTCCGTGAGTGCTTCATAGCCGAAAACCAGTGGGGCCGCGTAGACACCATCTATCGTGTCTACAAGATGACCCTTCGCCAACTAGTCCAGAAGTTCGGTATGGACAAGATGAAGGAGGTAGATGATAACTGGGAACGTGACTATACCCAGAATATGTACTCGGAGCGTGTTATCCTCCACGCCATCTACCCCCGCAAGGACTATAACCCCTCCCGCAAGGATGCCAAGTCAAAGCCTTGGGCATCTGATTGGGTATACCGTAAAGGTGGAGTCCTATCCTACAATTACCAAGGTCGTGTAGACAGTGCCATAGCTGATGGTGCCAAGCTCCTTGCTGAAGGTGGCTATGACACCATGCCCACAATCACGTGGCGCTGGCGGAAGAATAATGATGAGGTCTACGGACGTGGCCCCGCTCACGATGCCTTTGTTAGTATAGCCAAAGCTAACACAATGGGTAGGACTAACTTAATTACTGGGCATCAAGCAGCAGAGCCTCCTCTAGTTGCCTATAGTGACCTTCGAGGAGCAATCCAACGGGGCCCAGCAGGAATCACCTACCTTGAGGGGAACCGTGGTGATATTCGTACTCGCGCTCCCATGCCCTTATATACGGGCGTACAAAACCTCCCATTTACTATAGAAATGCAGGAGAAGGTTACACAGATCATCAACGAGCACTTCCACACTGACGTGTTTATGCTCATGTCCCAGCTCTCCCAACAAGGTAACCAATCCCGCATGGTAATGGAGCAGGTACAGGAGCTACAAGGGGAGAAGGCAGCTATC